TTACCGTAACACCACTAAAGATCTCATTGGCAAAGTGGGCAACACCCCAGCACAAGGCACTCAAAAACCCAGCCCAGCTACCAAGCCCAAGCTAGGTCAAGAGAGCGGTGTTAACAACAAATCAGTAGTTCCTGGCCGTTAAAAATGAGCATACTGCGCGAAACACTGACCTTTCATCAAGCCAACATTCGTGTGTTGGAAGAAGCCGATGCCTCAGGTACAGGTAAAAATCTGTACCTAGAGGGTATCTGCATCGAAGGCAACAAGCGCAATGCCAATGAGCGAGTCTATCCTTTGCACGAAATCAAGCGTGCTGTGGACACAATCAACAAACAGATCATGGAAGGTTACTCTGTGATGGGTGAAGTGGATCATCCTGAAGATCTGAAAATTAACCTTGATCGTGTGTGCCACACCGTGGACAAAATGTGGATGGATGGCGATGCCGGCTGCGGCAAGTTGCGAGTTCTTCCCACCCCCATGGGTGAGTTGATCAAGACACTGCTGCAATCAGGAGTCAAATTAGGCGTTTCCAGCCGCGGCAGCGGCAATGTGGACGACCGCACAGGACATGTTAGTGACTTTGAAATTGTCACTATAGATGTAGTTGCCCAACCCAGCGCACCAAATGCATACCCCAAAGCAATTTACGAAAGCATGATGAACATGAAATATGGTCACAGACTGCTGGAGATCGCTCGGGAAGCTGGCCAGGACAACAAGGTACAGAGATACCTCAAGAGTGAAGTTGTAAAACTCATTCGGGATCTCAAAATCTAAGGAGAAGCAGGCATGTTAGATGCTATCAAACCATTGCTCGACAGCAACCTGATCACCGAGGAGACTCGTCAAGAGATCAATGAAGCTTGGGAAGCCAAGCTCAATGAAGCTCGCGAACAGGCCCGTGCAGAACTCCGCGAGGAATTTGCACAACGCTATGAGCACGACAAGTCAGTAATGGTAGAAGCCTTAGACAAGATGGTAACAGAAGGTCTTGCTCAAGAGATCGCCAACGTTGCTGCTGAAAAGCAAGCACTGGTGGAAGATCGTGTCAAGTTCCAGGCCAAGATGAAAGAAAGCGCCACAAAGTTCAACAGCTTTTTGGTGACCAAATTGGCAGAAGAAATTGGCGAATTGCGCAAAGATCGCAAAATGCACAGCGAAGGTCTAGCCAAGCTAGAAAACTTTGTTATGCACTCACTGGCTCGTGAAATTCGTGAGTTTGCTGAAGACAAGCGTGACTTGGTGGAAACCAAAGTGCGCCTGGTAGCAGAAGCTCGCACCAAGTTGGAGACTCTCAAGTCACGCTTTGTTAAAGAAAGCGCCAGCAAAATGAGTCAGGCTGTTAGCCGTCATCTCAAGGCCGAACTAAATCAGCTACAAGAAGACATCCGTGTTGCTCGCGAGAACAACTTTGGACGTAGAATTTTTGAAGCTTATGCGGCTGAATTCGGTGCTACTCATCTCAATGAGAAAGCCGAAGTCAAGAAACTTCAGCAACTGTTGTCTCACAAAGATCAACAGCTGGCCGAAGCCGTGAAACTCACCCAGAAGGCGAAAGTCGTGGTTGAGTCCAAAGAACGCGAACTGCGTATGGTCAAAGAAACCAATGAGCGTCAAAGCACAATGGATGAATTGCTGCGTCCCTTGAACAAGGAAAAGCAAGAGATCATGCGTAATTTGCTCGAAAGCGTACAAACACAACGTTTGAAAAACGCATTCGAAAAGTATCTACCAGCAGTGTTGGAAGACCGCTCTGTGAAAGCCCGACCCGTGATCACAGAACAAGTATCCGTTGCAACTGGTGATAAAACTGTACCGAGTCAGCAGGAAGAAAGCGATGTTAAGAGCAACGTTATCGACCTCAAGCGACTGGCAGGTCTATAAACTTTTAGGAGACTTTGATGTCACAAGAACTAATCGAAAGTCGCTGGGGCGAGACCAAAGAAGCATTGCTTGAAGGTCTGAATGGCACCAAGCGCAACAGCATGAGTGTGATCCTTGAAAACACTCGCAAGTATTTGAAGGAAAACGCAAGCAGTGGCAGTACCGCTGCTGGTAACGTGGCCACACTGAACCGCGTGATTCTTCCAGTGATTCGCCGTGTGATGCCAACCGTTATTGCTAACGAGTTGGTTGGTGTTCAGCCCATGACTGGCCCCGTTGGTCAAATCCACACTCTGCGTGTGCGTTATGCCAACAGCCTGACAGACAACAGTGCTGCTGCTACTAGCGTCACAGCCGGTGAAGAAGCATTGAGCCCATTCAAGATCGCTACAGCTTACTCCGGTCAGCCTAGCGGTGCTGCTGGTGCAACAGCTACCAACTACACAGGCGGTGCTACAGCTACCATGGAAGGTACAGGCGGTCGTCAGATCTCTGTGCAGATCCTGAAGCAAGCTGTTGAAGCTCGCACACGTAAGTTGCAAGCTCGTTGGACCTTTGAAAGTGCTCAAGACGCACAAGCCATGCACGGCATTGATGTTGAAGCCGAAATCATGGCAGCTTTGGCTCAAGAGATCACAGCTGAGATTGATCAGGAGATTCTCCTGTCCCTGCGCAGCCTGGCCGCTACTGAGTTCACATACAACCAAGCTACCGTTTCTGGTACAGCCACATTCGTTGGTGACGAGCACGCCGCTCTGGCCGTGTTGATCAACCGTGTTGCTAACCTGATTGCTCAGCGTACACGTCGTGGCGCTGGTAACTACGCTGTGGTTAGCTCAGCTGCTCTGACTGTTCTGCAGTCTGCAACAACCAGTGCTTTTGCTCGTACCACTGAAGGTACTTTTGAAGCACCTACCAACACCAAGTTTGTTGGTACACTGAACGGCGCTATGCGTGTGTTCGTTGACTCTTATGCTTCTGACACAACTCCTGTGTTGGTTGGTTACAAGGGTTCTAGCGAAGCTGACGCTCCTGCATTCTACTGCCCATACATCCCTCTGATGTCTTCAGGCGTTGTGCTGGATCCAAGCACCTTTGAACCAGTCGTGAGCTTCATGACTCGTTATGGCTACATTGAGCTTACCAACACCGCCAGCAGCTTCGGCAATGCTGGTGACTACGTGGGTGAGATCGCTGTGTCTAACCTGTCTTTCAGCTAATCAACTGGCTGGATGCAAGTCCAAAACAAAAGGCCCTTTGGGGCCTTTTCTGTTTTGTAATCAAAGTAAAACCTGTACATTCTGGCTGGTCAATCCAGGAGAGGTACAGGTTGGTAATGTAGTTTAACGACCTAAGTTATAATTGTCATTGTGTTGACTATTTATTAAACAACTTATACCTTGAACCACGACAAATATTGAGCAACTCGGGCTGTGACTGATTGCCAATCCCCCATGCTGGGTTGTCTAAACAGCCGTGCAGACTGATACCATGGGCTGCTGTCACGATCCAATAACCAACGCCAGTCAGTGGCATACTGATTGAGCATGATCCAAGTGGGTCTTCCTAAGCTACCAGCCAGGTGACTGACAGCACTGTCTACCCCAATTACTACATCAAGATGCTGCATCAGTGCTGCTGTGTCAGCAAAGTTTGACACCATGCCTGGGTAACGTGTTACACCCAGACTAGCCAACTTTTGTTCGGCATCTTCAGTGGCATCCACTTGCAAATTGATCCACTCATACTGTGGGTTGGCTTCAATCATGTCAGTGACCACTTCAAATGGCACACTCTTGTGTTGGTTAATCCAGCTGTCGCTACGGCCGCTCCAGGCAATGCCCACTCGCATGCGTTTTTTTGGACCCAAACGATCCAACCACTGACGTGTGAGCACAGGATCAGCAGTGAGATAACTGTGCATGCGTGGCAAGTTCTCCAGGCTGATGCCCAAGATACCAGGCAAACTCATTATGGGTACCCAGGTATCAAACTCACCAGGGTCATCGTTGTAGCCGCCTACCCAGGTCATGATTTCACTGCTTTTCAACAGTGGCACCAGGCCGTCTGTGACTTGTAGTTTGACTTGGGCACCCATGACATGCAGATTGTATACAAATCTCACAAATTGAATGTTGTCGCCATGTCCTTGTTCGCCCACAACCAAGATTGTGCGTCCACGAATGTCTTCGCCGCGCCAGCGTGGTTGCTGATGCCGAGGCTCGGTGCCGGCTAGGTGTTCGTAGTTCCAGCGATGCTCGTACTGTGGCCAGCCACGTTGATAATCGCCCATGAGCAAATAGGTCACAGCCAGATTGAAATGTGCTGTGACATTGTTGGGTTCTAGCACCGCGGCGTGTTGCAAAAAAGGCACTGCACGTTGTGGAAATCCCATTTCACGTATGACATTGCCATAGTTGTTCCAGGCAGCAGCAGATTCTGGATCCTGAACAAATGCCATGGCATAGCATTGCAAGGCCTGTTGGGGTTGGTGTTGGGCTCGGTGTTGATTTCCGGCTTCGATTAGCTCAGCGGTATTCATGACGATATTTACGCTCCACGACTGTGTGATTTTACATTTTCCATAAATAATAGTCAACGCATTCGGCGTTTTATGCAGGCACCCCCTGCGTAGCGGCTGGAACCCGCATTGGGCTTCTATAAGGAGAAATCAAATGGGAAGAGCTCTTAAAATACAAAAAACCAACATTGGTGCTGGTACCACAGTCACAGGTACACCACCAGTCACAGCATACAACCAGAACATCTTGACCGATGCTGGTTATCCAAATTTCAACAGCTTGACCAATCCAGTGGTCAACAGCGCCAACACCCTGAGTGGAACTGAATTCCTGGGTGTGGTGGGCGGTTCGCCTGCTACCAGCACTGCATCTGCAACATTCCCAGAAGTTGCAGCAGTGGTCAATATCAGCTTGGCCGACGGTACTGACACCACTGCTGGTGCTGGACGTATCATACGCCAAAAAGGCAGCCACAAATTCTTAGTGGCCTACACTGCTGCTACCACAGCTGATGAAGACTTGATCACTGGCCAAGCCTATCAAATTGCTGTTTTAGGCACAACCAATTGGCAAGCTTGCGGTGCTGGCAGTGATGCCGCAGTGGGCGACGTTTTCACAGCCACAGCAGTGGGCGCAGGCACCGGTACTGCATATCCTGTGGGAGTGTGCGTGTTGTCAAACACTGGTTCGCCAGCAGCTGGTTTCATGAGCGTTTCTTACTCTGTGGGTGACAGTTCGGCTGTGTACGCCAGTTACATCACCAACAAATGGATTCGTGACTGGAACGGCATGACCTATGGCAACTACAGCGACAGCAACACTGGTCTTAACATTCAAAGTAGTGAAAACTACTATGTGGTCAACTTCTTTACAGATGAAGGTACAGTCACTGTTTCTGGTGGCGAATTGTCTGGCACTACATCGGTTGACAATCCAACAATTCAGTTGGCACAAGTGGACAAAGTTACCAGCTAATTTTGATTGTGCCCAAAGATCCTCCCAGATACATACTGGGAGGATTTTTTTATGACCGCAGCTTTTGTTTTGGGCAATGGAGTCAGTCGCCAAGCAGTTGACCTGGCCGCATTGTATGATTGTGGCACAGTGTACGGCTGCAATGCCATTTATCGTGAGTTTACACCACATGTGTTGATCAGCACAGATGCTCCCATCAGCGCAGCAATTCAAAACAGCGGTTACAGTCAAAACAATGTGCACTATACTCGTAAACCGCTGCCAAATTTGGGTGCGCGACGCATCAATCAAAAGTATTTTGGCTACAGCTCAGGGCCAATAGCAGTGGCTCAAGCTGCCTTGGATAGGCACAGGGCAGTTTACTTGGTGGGGTTTGACATGGGGCCAACTCGCACTGGTAGGTTCAACAATGTGTATGCCGACACAGAATTTTACAAAAAAAGCAGTTCTGTGCCCACCTACACTGGCAATTGGGTGCGGCAACTGTGCACAGTGATGAAAGATTTCCCCAAAGTCAGTTTTTACCGTGTGGTGGGCGACACCACAGCAGAGATAAAAGATCTAAAAAATGTAGCCAACATGGTCACTGTGCCCATGGCTGTATTTTTAGACCGCATAAATAACAAGAAGGATTTCTAAATGACCACTTACAAGCGAGTTGCGGGCAATCTCATTGTTGAGACCATTGGTGCCACAGACACAGTAACATTTCAGGGCCCCACTGCCAACGCGGCCACTGTTGTAATCAACGGCAATCTCACTGTGAGTGGCAATGCTGCCCTGACTGGCAACATTTCAGGCGACAACATTTTCAACGGCACAACATCAATTGCCATTCCCACTGCCAGTGGCAACGCCACAATCACAGTGGGCGGAACCAGCAATGTGGCTGTTTATTCCTCTACTGGTGAGTTTGTGACTGGATTGATTTCAGCCACAGGCAATATTACTGGTGGAAATCTAACCAGTATTGCCACTGTGTCCAGTGCCAACATGAGCACCACTGGCAATATCACAATGAGTCATACGTCAGACGCAACCAGCTTGCGAATGATTAGATTCACTGATGCAAACACCACTGTGACCACTTTGGGGGCCAACATAGGTGCTATTGAGTGGTTTACCAATGATGCCACTGGCGCAGGGCCTAGAATCACAGCTAGAATACAAGCTGTTTATTCTGATGCAAGTGGCAATGCCAACATACAAATTCAAACTGGTAGCACAGCTACCCCCGCCACAAGAAT